AAAACGAGTCATATCACAATGTGGAAGAATGATATTAAAAATATGTGAGCAGTAGATAAGTATGAGTGAGGCTGCTAATATCGCCCTTAATGCTATTGGGATGCAGGATACACACCTCCTTTCTACAAAATCTAAAGATTCTTTATTTAATCCGTCCCATAAACATAATTCTGATTTTCGTAAGTATCACCGCACCCATACGGTTGATAATCTCCAAAAAAACCCATGGTGGCCATTCGGACACACAGTCAAGGTTGATTTCAATCCTAAAAATATGGGTGATCTTCTTACAAATATATGGGTAAAAATCGCATTACCAGAGTGGAGTGTAAGTGAAGCAAGTCCGCTAGTGTTACAAAACGGCGCCCTCGTGTACAGTGATTGGGCATATGGTCCTTACGTAGGGAGAAGACTTATAAAAAATATAAGAATGCGTGTGGATGGGGTCATTTTACAAGAAATAGACACGGAAATGATGGTAATTTTTGATAACTTATATAAAAATTATGATCAAAAACTAGCATTAAATGCACAGTTTAACCTAAATAGAACTGACGTGTTACCCCCGATAGTACCAGGTTATGGCCAGACCGCTAGGATTGACGATACAAGGAATATTGATCCAGATGCACAAACTAATATTTTTATTCAAATACCATTCTTTTTTGCCCAAAATTACGGTGGAGACGCATATTACGAAAATAAACAAAATAAGCCTACATTTCCCTTATGTAGTATATATAAACAAAAAATCCAATTTGAGATTGATTTTCATAAACCTAGTTATTTTATATACACAAATCTTACAAACAATATAATTTTACCATCGAAAATGATTAACAATTTTCAAATTGTTACAGAAGAAGTTACACTATCTAAAGAAGAACGCTTGTATTACAAAACGAAGCCTATAGAAATAACTACCGAATTTATTAAAAAGCATAGTTCTAGAGATATAAATGTACATAATGATAAAACATTTAGTATAAATTTAGAACCAACTATACCTGTAAAGATGTTTCATTGGTTTTTTAGACCAAAATTTTTCGAAACCGAAGGAAATTATGATAAACTTTTGGTAGAGAATAGGATGTTTTTTAAAACGGCTGTGCCCAAGGAGGGCCCCGATCCTCAGCCACTTGATTTTATTAACACTCTAACTGTACTAGACCGTGCGTATTTTACACTAGATGGTGATAGATTTCCACGAGCAACAAAAATGGATGTCGAATATTTTAAACGAATCATACCTTATACAACAAAACTATCTGAAAGTGGTCTATCACCAACTTTACAGGGTTATTATGCACTCCAAAATACCTCTTTAACCAATAGTGGCGGATTACAAAGAACTTTGATAAAAGATTTAAAATTAAATGATATATTTTCTTATAATTTTGCTGTATATCCAAAAAGTACACAACCTTCAGGGTTTCTAGACTTTTCACAATTAAATTCTGACAAAACACAACTGCATATAGAAATCGATCAACGGACAATACAAAATCGACAAAGAGGACATGAATCGATGGACGATTTAACCATGTATCTATATTATACGGGTTATAATGTGTTACGATTCGAAGATGGAAACGTATCTTTTAATGGTTAAAAAATAAATGTATAAATTAAGTATGTCAGGTAGATTACAAATAGCTACTAGAGGCCTGCAAAATGAATGGATAAATGGAACTCCAACACAGTCACATTTTCTATTCTCGTTAAATAAACATTCTAAATTTGCATTTGATACAATTGAACTTCCTCTCAGTGGTGCAGAATATGATAGAGAAGCTATATGTGTTATTCCATTGGGTGCGGGGGATCTCATTACAAAAATGACACTCCGTTATCAAATCAATTTCCGTCAAAACCAGGCCGGGGAGCAATTAAGATACACACTCGCGGAATTCTGGGCTCTTCATAATCCCGCCATTCATCTAATTGAATATATAGATTTATTCATGGGTGGTATGCATATACAAAGACTCCCTTCTGACTGGATTGATGCATGCCAGACAATACAGTACGAAAAAACTTTAAATGAATCAAATAAGGAGTCATCTAATTTTGTTCGTGCTGAATTGGAAGCTGGGCGCGATTATGCAACTGAACCAAACCTACCACCCCAATATATAACTATACCATTTTATTTCAATGATAATTTAAAATCGGCGATACTCGCGTGTAAACTCACTAAAGGGGATTGTAATGTTAAAATTAAATTCAGAAAATTATCAGATGTAATACGATTGGTCGGTGCAAATCAAGAAATGATAAATTTTTTCAATGGGCTTACAACTGCGTATGGGTTTATTCCCCAAGAATGTTACAATCTCCAAGAGAGAATAAATTTTATAGACGAATTGGTAGGTAAAGACGTATTTATATCGAATGCGTCCATTTTAACTCAGTATGCGTATTTAGATAGGAATGAGTTACAATATTTAAAGAGTCGACCTATAGAACAGATTATTACACAATTACAATTAAAACGATTTGATGTTCCAAAAGGAGAAACGAAAAGAGTTCAACTCAATTTTAAGCATCCGGTTAAAACACTCTATTTTTTCGTTGGTCCAAAAAGTCAGCAAGCGTTCATCGCGCATGGTGTGGAACAGTTCGCTGAACAACAGCGCCTACAGGCCCTCAATCAAGGGTTCCCTGGATACCCATTAAATTGTACAAGTGATAATATTTTCGGACGTACACCAATCGCAAATGCTAACTTTATGACGAATATACGATTTTCTAATGCAAAACTTTTATTTAATAATCAAATTGTATTTGACGATGGACCAGAAAGACTTATATACTACAATTCTAAAATGAATACAATGTCCGGAGTACATCTTTTACAGGAAAAAAAGGAAATTGGTAGTCACTCATTTGCGTTGTATCCCCTAGAGAAAGAACCATCTGGCCATGTAAATTTTAGCAGAATTATAAATCAGGAGTTTGAAATAACGTTACCACACCACGAGAATATATCAAGATTTGGGCTTATCACAGATGACACTAATCTACCTTTTTCAACTCTGTCTGATATAAATAAATGTCAGGTATATGCTGAGAGTTACAATATTTTACATTACTCGAGTGGGTTAGCTGGCTTAAAATTTTAATATGTAAATAATATAATGGCTGGTAAAGTTCAAATTGCCGCAAGTGGTTTCATAACGGAGCAATTAGTTGGTGAACCGGACTTTACTTATTTCAATAATTTCTTTCCTAAACACAGACATTTTGCGAAAGAAACTGTTAAGCTCAAACCGGACAACGAAAAAGACGTACAGACAGGGGATCATATAGAATTTACTATACCAGCTAATAGTGGTGATATCTTAAATAGACTATCTATTAGTTTTAGTATTCCAGAAAATTTAAGTGAATACAATACTAGTACTGAGGGAAACCTATTAGTGGACCAATTTGGTATAAGTATATTTGAGTATATAGATCTTTATATAGGTGATCAATTACTAGATAGAATCACATCGGATGATATAAATATTTATAATGTCACACGCGCGCCATCTACTTATGCTTCAACCAATGATTGTATACAAGGAGTGAAACTTAATCATGGTTTATCATATTGGGTAAATGGACAGTCTATGCGTACAAATGAATTTAAACATTCAGGTGGTTCTTATACTTTAAATACAGTATTTAATAATTATATCGTAGACCTTCCATTTTATTTTCATGATCGCCCAAAACATGGTTTCCCCTTATGTTCTATACAGTTTCAGGAACTCAAGATTCGGGTCAAACTTCGACATGGTAGAGAAGTTATATTTCCACTCAGGTCGGTCGGCAGCGGCCAATTTGACGATTGGAGCTACCAAAACGACCATAAAACGGAAAATATACCACTTTCAAACTTTAAACTTAATATGGATGTTATACATTTAGATACATCTGAACGAGTTAAATTAAGATCCATGTGTAAAAATATTTTAATTGAACAGAATCAACATAACACATTTACTATGGAACGTGGGATAAAAAGTCAAAGTTATCGCTTAGATTTAAAAAATTGTGTCAAAGAGCTCTATTTTATAGCTAAAAAAAAACCCAAAGTATTGACCTCTGGTGAAATAACCATTTTAAATACAATAGCGGGTTCAGATATTACATCTTATGGCTCATCCGCATTGGACGAGATTTTTGTAGGAACCAAGATATTACAAAAACCGGTTCCGTGTATATACATGCGTCAAAAACACGTAACCTTAACATGTGATGGAATACCAATTTTGGATGAAACGACGGGTTCTCATCAATTTCTATCTGCGTGTATACCTAATGTTTATCATAAACAAACACCAATCGAAAATAATTTAACTATGTACAGTTTCGCTTTACGCCCAGATAATATGGAACCATCTGGAGATCTTAATTTTACAATGATCAAAGACGCTACCATACAAATGACATTGTCTAGTGATGGTTCATATGGGTTATATAGTGTATATAATGAACTTCTAACTACCTCCTCAAGTCATATCGTTCATGTAGAAAAGGATGTACATATAATTGCTAAAAGCTATAACATTCTTCGTATTAAGGATGGTGTAGGGGAAATACTATTTTAATTTCTCGATAGTTCCGGGTACTGTGGAACTATGGGGAATTATTTACTGAAAAGTGATGTCTTA